GCGGTGGCGTTGTAAGGGAAGCGGCGCTGGATCGAGGGGCGCGCGGCGTCGTAGCTTTGCGCCTTCGGGCTAAAGGCTTTGGTGACTAGTTTCCAGCGGTCGGCGAGGTTCATACGAGGGGGTAATTAAAGGCGACCACGGAGGTCTTGCAGGTCTTGCGTGTCAGCCACAGTTCCAAGTCGGCGGACGAAAGGTCTTTGATTTGCTTCCACGCGTAGAACGCCAACTCGGCAACGGTGCCTGCCGTCTGGTCGGGCGGGAGCGTGTAGGAATAGCTCTTGCCGCCCATGCTGGCGGAGACGAGGACGCGCCCGCCTTCTTTGGCGACGGTGAAGTTATTGGCCGCGATCTGCTCGAGCGCGGCAACGGTCTTTGTCGCGTCTTTGCTGTTGGCTACCCAAACGGAAAAAACAAAGCTGCGCGGCGTCATTGTGAACGCCGGGCGGTGTCAAAGTCAGGCGGGCGGGGCTTGGGGCTTTTGCGTGGCGCGGAAGACTCCGCCGAAATCGGCCAAGGCGGTAATCATGCTTTCGCAATCGAGAAGGTGGTCGTCGCGCTTGCCGATGCGGGTCCAGTAAGCGGTTTCGCGTCCTGTCAGGTGATTGCGTTTAACGACTTTCTTGTGTGCGTTGATCTGGCGCTTGTAGGAATCGGACACGTCCCCGGCGACCGTCCACTCCGGCCCCTGCCCGCTGCGGAGCCATTCCAGAATGTCTTGGGTGAGCTGCGATGACCAAAGCATGTGAATCCAGCCTTTGCGGAACGGGCGGATGATCGAGGCCGCGCGCCGGATTTCTTCGCCGAGCTTGATGGGATAATGCGCTCGCTCTTCGCCTTTGCAGGGAATCCAGCGGTTTGCCATGCAACGGTCGTAAACTTCTTGCGCGCGGAAGCCGTAATCGACGGCGACCAGCTTGGCGCGGGCAGGCCCGACTTGGCGCGGTGTGTCGAGGCCAAGCTCGGCGACTTTTGCTTCCACGTCTTCCCAAAGTTGCAACCTCCCTTCGTCCACGAGGCGGGACGATCCGTCTTTGGCAAAGGCGCGGCAGACAAACCAGTAATGATCCATCTGCACGTCAACACCCATCATGCGGACTTCGCCGTCGGCGAGCGGTTCGCGGAGGCGGTATTCGCCAAAGTTAATCGGGCGCTCGTCTTCGGCCATTTGTTCTTCCCACGGCTCGGCCAGAGCGCCGTTGATAAAGTCCTGCAATCCAAGCAATCCAACTTTGGACGTAATGAATTGCGCGGCAAGTTCGCCGAAGTTGCAGGATCGCCACGGGGCATAGAGAGAGTTCAAGTGATAGCTGCGGCGACCGGCGGGCGCGTTCGGGTTGGTCGCTCGCCATTCTCCTTCGCGGAGCATTTTTGTTTTGTGGCCGCTGTTGATGGGCTGCTCACAGCTTTCGCAATAATAGGCGGCAGTTTCTTTGACGCGCTCGATGTTCCACGTTTTTCCGTCTTCGAGCTTGGCATCGTCCGCCCATTTCACGCGCGGCCAGACAAGGCGCTGCATGTGTTGGCAATGCGGACATGGAACGTAATAATAACGCTGGTCGCCGGCCAGAAACGCCTGCCAGATTTCCCCTTCCCTCGTGGTCGGTGTCGAGGTCTTCACGCGCAAGGCGTTGGTGAATGATTTCGTGCGGTTCTCAGCCAGTGCCACGGCTCCGGCTTCCTTGCTCGATGGCTCAGCAAATTTGTCCGTCTCGTCCATGATGAGCAAACCAATCGGGCGGCTGGCGAGGTTGGCAGGTGAGTTCGACCCGACGAAGTTCACCGTGCAGTCACGGAATTGCTGCTCCAATGTTTTGTAGCGGTTGTGGTTCTCAGGCTTAAGCGCGGCGAGTTTGCGGCAATCGTCCACCATCGGTTGCCAGCGGTTTTCAGAGAATGACCGCACGAAGTTTTCGTTCGGCGCGACCCAAAGCGTCGGGTTTGGGTTGTTGACCATCCGCCACGCCATGCCGATGAGGAGAATGGTAGATTTCGCTGTTTGCGTGCCGAAGCACATCGTCACGTCACTGACGCGCGGATCGCTGAAACATTCCAACGGTTCGCGGACGTATGGGGTGAGCAGGGTTGAATACGGCCCCGGCGTCTCGGTCTGGCGGCGGGACAGGACAATCTCGTCCTCGGCCCATTGCCAGACTTGGCGCGTGTCCACAGGGGCGAACACGTCGCGCAAGCTGCGGTCGAGTTGTTGGCAAAGGGTCATGCCAACGGAGAGTGGAGCGCCGGGGTCGGTGTCGAGCCGCCCTCTCCGGGATGGAATCCCGGCGTGTCCTTGGTGTCACTTCCGGCGCGTTTGGGGTATGGCCGCGCGAGCGGCAAAATCTTTTTCCTCATCTCACTGTCAAGCGGCATGAGGTAGATGTGTTTCCACTCAACTGGAGCCCAATCAACTTGCAAACCCGTCTTTGCCGCGATTAGTTGCGGAGATGCCGTTCCCCATTTTGCGTGTGCGCTTCGCTTGTGTGTAAAGACTCCGTTGATAATAAGCTCACGCTGCGCTTGTGATCTGCCCGCGTATGTCCAATTGCCCGCTTGATAAATGCCGCCGTGGTGCCCTTGTTTTGGGTCTGCATAACTTACAATGAGGCAAAGACCATCACTCATGCGCTTAAGAAACTTTATTGCGAGCGCAACAATGCGGGATACCGGGGAAACGTGCTTGCATAGAGCAACGCGCACAAGTTCAGCAGCTTGATCCTGACGCAGCCCGTAAGCTTGCGCCATGTGGTTATTTGCGCCACGGCCAAACAAAACAACGCCGATGAACTTGCTGTTTTCCCATGCGCCGACTTTTACCAATTTGCCAGCGGGCAAGCATCCGCTGTAATGCCAATGCTCGCACGCATAGCGCGCGGCATCATGCGTGGCCCAATCAATCTTGAGGTCACATTTGCTCACGGGCGTCGAATGGTTTGTGGCAGTGCGGGCATTTGACGATCTTTGGATCAAGCTGATCGAGCTTGCCTTGGTCTGCTTCCGTGCCGGGTTGAAAGTCTATTGCCGCGTTAGAACCCAAAGACGCTAGCGCCTCGGCATCAAATCCAATCTCCTCCATCGTGATCCCGTCTGCCGATAGCGCCTCAAGCTCGGCGGCAAGCATCTCGGCATCCCATCCGCCGCCAAGCTCGGCAAGGCGATTGTCGGCAAGGATGTAAGCGCGCTTCTGTGTGTCAGTCAGGTGCGTCAGGCGCAGGCACGGCACGTGCTCAAGGCCAAGCTGGTGCGCGGCCAGCACTCGCCCGTGCCCGGCAATGATGCCGTTGTCGGCGTCAATCAGCACAGGGTTGTTAAATCCAAACTCGCGGATGCTTCCGGCGATGGCGGCAACTTGTGCGGCGTCGTGTTTCTTGGCATTCTTCGCATACGGCACCAGCGATGCCGTGGCGACCTGTTCAATTTTCTGGTCGGTTGGTTTCATGGGTTTCTTTGAAAAGCAGGCGCACCCAGTTTTCCATGATGCCTTGGGCGTGCATCGGGTCGTTGGGGTTGAGTTGCGCGGCGAGGGCGGCAGGCGCGGCCAGTAGCTTCTGGCGAAGGTCGGTGAAGACTTGGCGGTAGGTGCGCTCAGCGGCTTCGACGCTCATGGTCTTGGCGTCCCGCTCCAAGATGTCGCGCAGGCGGTCTTCCATGCCCGTCTGCCGGGCGGCGATAGCCTGGAGGGTCTGCACCCATTGGCGGGCCATCGCCTCGTCGCCGCGATTGTGGCAGGCGGCAATGCGGCTTTGGCAATACTGACGCGATGATCGCAGCGCCTTGAGCGTTTCTTGGCATGAGCGTTCGCCGATGACGATTTCCTCCGGGCGCTCGGCAAGCTCGACGGCTTGCTTGGTGGCGTCGGGGTCTTCGGGCTCCTCGGACGCCTGTGGGGCTGGCTTTGGCGCGTGTGGCGTCTCCACCCTCGGCGCGGCAACGGGCGCCGTAGCGGCGCGGCTACCGCCACGGGCGGCGTTGCGCTGACGCCATAAGCTGCCGCCTTCCAAGTCATGCGGCATATTTCGTTTGCGCCAACGGCAAATGAGGGACGGGCTGACGCCTTCATGGCGGGCCTGTTCACGGATTGATACGGCGTTCACTCATGGCGTTCACCCTGTCAACGTCTGGTGAACACTCAGAAAAACATCGGTGTTGATCGGGCACTTGCGTCTTATGGAATTAAAAGATTCCTTATCCGGGGCGCGTCACCACTTAATTTCCTCCACCAGTTGCACGACCGGCTTGGCCTTGGCTAAGAAGTCACGCTTGATCTCCTCGTTCCAATCCATCGGGTCGATGTTTAGGTGGAACGAAAGACTGAACGGCAGCGTTACCTTATCCCCTGCCGTCTCAGGCTTGGGCGGTGTCGGTGGCGCAAAGTTCTGAAGCACCAACTGCTTGGCCGCTGATGGGTCAGTAAACAGCGACCGCACTTCCTTGTGCTTCTTGGCCAGTTTGATGTTGTAGCGCGCCTGATTCGGGTCGATGCCCTCATTGGCCAGCGAATCGACGAACGTGTCGAACGCGTCGCCAAGCTCCATCTCGGCTTGGATAAGTAGCCGGCCTTGCTCGTGCATGGCCTCGGCTGCTTCCTTCATGTTGCCAATAGCTCCCGCCTTGGCTTCCTTGATCCGCTCGCTTAACGCTCGCAGTTGTTCCAGCGATACCGCCGTTAGTTGTTTCCCGTTGATGTCCATAGGTCTGATGTCTCTTTCTGTGTTGAGGTTAGGTCGATTTTCTTTCTGGTCTGCCCAACGATCATTTGCCGAAGGGCGTAAACTTTCCTTGCCGCAATGCTTTTCTGTGAACGTGCAATCGTCTTGTCATTGGCCGCTTTTCGAATCTCCACCACGCGCTTCGATACCGCCGCACGCGATACGTCGAACTGCTTGGCGATGGCCGTCTGCGTCTTGTCCTCGTCGCGGTCTTCGAGCTCGAAAGCCGCCTGCCAGCACGCCACGAAATATTGCAAATCGGGACACGCCGACACCTCGCGCGCCTGTTGCAGGAAACGCACAATGGCCTCGCGTTGCGCCAGCCGATGCGCGTCTTGGTCAGTGACCTTGAGCACCTTGAGCACTGCCGCCTTGCCATGCGTCACAGCGTCCGGGCAAACGGTCACGTCGTCCCTTCGGCACATTTCCAGCCATTCGTCCGCCCAGATGTCCTCCGGCCTGTCCTCGTGTTCCGGCCAATAGCTGGCCTCTTTGCGGTCTGCGGGGTCGCCTCCAAGCATTTGCGCGCGTTTCATGTCAATCATCTACGGTTCCTCCGTCTGCTGAGTTTTTGCATAAGTCGTCTCGTTTTGGCTTTGGCTCGGTCGTGTTTGCGTTTGGTCCGCTTGCGCGCCAATCGCGTACCAATCGGCCGGATGGGGCTTCGTCCGTAATGCCCAGCGTTTTTGGGCAACGGTTTCGGGATGCTCATGCCGCCCTCCTTGCCTCATTCCGCGCCCGTAAAGCCCGCTGGTCGCGTTTTTCGAGGAAAGCAATAGCTGCACCGCCATTGCCTACGTCTTCCACGTGCACGGCATTGTCTGAAATCACGTTGTGCTCTTGCAGTTCATTCATGACCAGCCGGGCGTCGAGTCCACGGGCGGCGATATAAGCGCGAAGGGATTCGCTCACGCGGCCACCCCTTCCCCACCGGCCAGTTGCCGACGCATCGCGGCAATGCCCGTCTTGAGTTCGGCAATCCGCTTCGCCACGTCGGGCTTCAGCCGTCGATCCCACGGTGTCTCCGGGTTGACCGGCTCTTTGTTATTCGGGTCGCCTTGGAGTTGTGAGATTTCCGCTTGCGCGGCCCCAATGCGTTTTTCCAGATGCCACACGCCCTCGCCCGGCTTCGGGTTTCCGTTCGAGGCCACCGTGCCATTGCCAAACTGCTTCGGGCTGCGGTTGCTCTGCCACTTGCGCCAAAATCCCGAAAGATCGTGAGGCATGGACTTAACCGGCCTGCCTTTGCCGTCCAGCCACCCCGCGCCCTCGCGGTCGTCGTGATAGGCTCGGCACACGTCCTCGGGAATGGACGAGCGTCTTCCGGCTTCGATGACTTGCGGCAAAGTCGGGGCAACGTGCAGCAAATCCTCCAACTGCGGTGCGTCACTGACGACAGTCAGTGTTTCCTTTCCTTTATCTTTCCATTCCCCTTCCTTTCCTTTCCGTTCAAGCTCAGCTTCAAGCAAAATGCGGTTTGGTTGAAGCTCTGCTTCAAGCTGTGCTTCAAGCACTCCTTCAAGCTGTGCTTCGCGGACTGCTTCGCGGCGGGACTTTCCAGAGCGTTTTCCGCCCCGTTTTCCAGCGTCCCGCTTGGCCTTCACTTCCTCCTGTTTGTCGGTCGGATAAAACGCCACGCACAACGTCTCGCCCTCCCAATGCCACAGCGCGCAATCGTCCTGCACTTCGGCCAACGTCACCCCAAGCGTCTGCTGCCATTGGCGATCCTTCCAGCCGCCACAGCCCTCGATTTTGCCGCCGTTCTCCTGCTCGCAGCAATAGGCCAGAATGTTGAGCCAAGTGGCCCGCTGCACCGGCTCGCTCCCGGCATATTCGGGCGAGCGCAGGGTTGTTGTTTTAAGGTTTAGCCAGATCATGCCGCCAGCGTCAGCTCCAGTTGTGCCTTTGCCGCCCGCAAATTGTCGCAAGCCGTGTCGAAATAGCTTTTTTTGAGTTCGCTGCCGACAAACCGCCGGCCCATCTTCAGCGCGCAATAGCCCTCCGACCCGATGCCCGTGAACGGCGAATAAACCAGATCATCTTTGGCGCTCCACAAATGCAGCGCGCGGTTAATCACGTCGAGTTGCAACGGGCAGATGTGCCGCTCGTCGCACTGCTCCTTGGCGCAATGACCGTTTAGCACCTTTCCTTGATCGACGGTCATCCAGACCGGCGAAGCGATTTCCTGCCACAAATCAAGCGGAAGGTCTTCGGGCGTGTGCTCAATCGGCTTCGGATTTTGCCCCGGCTTGCGGAAGGCAAGCAAGTAGTCGGGTGCCCCAACGCGACTGTTTGCGCTGTCTTTGCACACCGTCTTATACAGTAGTCCGTGCGCCTTAGTGCGCTGCATTTCGGTGACGGGCGACTTCCAGATTGTAATACGGCTATGCAGCAAAAACCCGCGAGCACGAAAGGCCCGAATGATCTCGCCGCTGAAATCACGAAACTCAATGGCTCCGTCTTTCCACTTAGTTGAAAGCAAATCACAGCAATGCACGGCCACTTCGCGCCCCGGCATCATGACGCGCTTTAGCTCGTCAATCATAAACCCGAAGTGCTCCATAAATTCGCCAGTGTTGGCACAGTTCCCCATGTCCTGCTGATCGTTTGAGTAGGTGAATAGGTCCGCAAACGGCGGCGAAAACACGGACAAGCCGACGCTTTCGCTTTCAATTTCCTTGGCCGCACGGACACAATCACCATGATATAGCGTCCACCCTTCGCAGCTTTCGGCATCAATCGTTGTCTTCATAATTAGGTTGGTTCTTTTCTCCAAAAAGCCCGCAGCGTGCTTTTGCATCTCTGCGTGCATCGTTTCGTGTTGCTCCATCTTGCGACGCAGCGCCGCAAATACGGGCGCGTCAGCCTCAGTCGTTATGCACCGCACATGGACGGGTCTTTTCTGCCCGAAGCGGTAGTTGCGCCGAACGGCCTGGTAAAAGTCCTCGAAGGAATACGTTACCCCGACAAACACCACGTCGGCGCAATGTTGCCAGTTGAGCCCATACCCCGCGATCGACGGCTTTGTGACCATGATGCGCTTCTCGCCGTGAGTGAACGCCAACAGCTTGCGCTCTTTATGCTCTGGCTTGTCGCTTCCTCGAACCTCGACCGTCTCATCCGCTGGCAACAAATCCACCAGCATATCGGACTCATCGTTAAGGTCGCACCAGATTAGGACCGGCCCCGTGGTTTCCGTGGCGATCTTTGCCGCGGCCTGGCATCTTTCTTCCAGAGTGCGCTTCTTTTCTTTGCGGACATCCGTGGCCGATAAAGCCACTGGCACCGCAAACAATTCATCCGCAGCCGCAGGAATCTCCCCAGCCTCTACCATGATCGTTTCCACGTTCAGAGGCGGAAGGTCGAAACCTTTCATCTCAAATCCCAAGTCACGAGGATTACTGACGCAAGCCGCCCAAGAAGACACCCATTGCCAGAAATCATCCTCGGCGTGTCGCTTTAGCCTCCAGCTTCCAGTGTCGAACGTGTCATTGATAAACCACGTTGCCAGCATTTGAGCGCCAGACATCAGGCCCAAAAACTCCGCATGGTTGCTCAACTCCATCAGATCGTTAGGCGATGGTGTAGCCGTGCAAGCCAAACGATACGGCGTCTCGGCAAACGCCTTAGTGATCGCCATTCGCGTTTTGCCGTTGAAAGCCTTGAGTATGCTCGATTCATCCAGCACCACCCCGGCGACCTTTCGAGTCACATCCTCGAAAAGCTCAAGGCGGTCATAGTTAGTGATACCTATACCCCGCTCAGGCATCTGCTCCGGCTGACGGCAAAGTGTGACTTTGATGCCAAACTTCGCGCCTTCTTCGACGGTTTGTTCTGTAACAGCCAACGGTGCAAGAATCAGCACCGGCCCTTGCGTGTGCTCGGCCACTTGCCGCGCCCACTCAAGTTGCTGTGCAGTCTTGCCAAGTCCGCAGTCTTCAAACAGCGCGCAACGTCCACGTCGCACGGCCCATTCGACAATCTTCTGTTGCCACTCAAACAGATTCGAATTGATGTTTTTCGGCTCAAAACCTGATGCAGCCGGGCGACGCAGCTTGGCAGTTAGGAAGTCGTCGTAGTTCATATGTAATACTCCGCCACTCTTTTTGCGTTGGACGTTTCGACCACCCTCCAGACAATCGCCTTGCTGCCGCTTGGACTTGGCCGGCGAAGGCCCGAGTCCTCGACCAGTCCGAGGTCGCGCAATTCCCCGCGCCGTTTGCCGATGGACGTTTGCTGCCACCCCGAAAGCTCGGCCAACTCGAAATCCGTCAGCCCTTCCGGGTTCGCAAATAGCAAATCCAACGCAATCTTCCGCCCCCGTGCCGCGTTCGATAGCGCGTCCTTCCGCGCCTCCTCACACGTCTCCGGGTCGGTGTGCCGCACCGGGGAAACGTCGATAACAGCCGCGCTCCCCGTGTCGAACAAGTCAGGTTGCCAAGTCATGCCGCCACCGCCTTTCCATAAGCCCACGCGGGCAGGTTTAACATTTGCGCCTCAAGCTCGTAAGCCGGCCAGTAGCCAACATCCTCGCAGCGCGCGATCAGCTCCAGCGCGTCATTCATCATGGCAACGCCCAAATCCAGCGCGTCCGGGTGAATCTCATAGACCGCGACAGCGAACGGCGGGGCCACCTCCACCGCCACCCAGTAAAACCGCACCGGCGGCAGGCCATTCAGCCCCGCCAAGTGGCAATACCACGCCGCGCTCAGATGGTAATTCAACTGCGCCGCCTGCCGTGAGAACGTGCCGTAGTCCGCACCCGCTGACGTGGTCTTCACGTCCACAATGACGGCCTCGTTGTCGCTCTCCACCTTCAGCGCATCCACGCGGCCCTTGATCCAAAGGCCGGTGCGGTGCTCGGCAAACATGGCAACCTCGCTCTGCGTGCCTTTGAGCAACTCCTTCGCCGCATCATGCGCCGCGATTGAGTCGCGTATTCCCCGCACCGCCCGCGCTTCCTCTGCGTCGAGGATAGGCGTTGTTCCGACTTGGGCCTTCCATTCCTTGCCCTCCTTCGTGCGGAAGTCGATGCCTTCGGGTTTCTCCACAAAAGCCGCGTCGAGCTTTTCGGGCTCCAGCACCGCAAGGTGCGACATCGTGCCCATGAGCATGGCGCGGGACTGTTCCTTCCTTGTCTCGCCAGCCATATGCGCGGCGTAATGCGCTGGCGTTTTCGGCGGCAAGATGTGCTTGGCGTCGCTCCCGGCAATCGCCGTTTGAGCGCGATATTCCTGCTCCAGCATGTCGTGAAACACGCCGCTGGTTCCATATTTGAAGGTTCTCATGAGCTTCAAAACGGAATGTCTGAATCCGCCATTTCGCTGGCTTCGGGCTTTGCCTTCGGCGCGCTGGCCCCTTGGCCGATGTAGCGCCAGTTGCCGACAATCGGGCCACGCACCCCAGCTTCGCGTGCTTCCTTGCTGACGCTTTGCCTAGCATAGCCGTCATCGCCGTATTGGCTCTTGCCGTCCTTGTTCTCAAACAAGACCACGGCAACGATCTTGCCGTTCTTGCCCTCGATGATGTGCTCTCTCTCAAGCTTCTCTGTTTTGATTGATAGACTGATCATGTTCTGTGTGTTCTGTGTTCGTGTTAGTTCCACGGCAGGTCGTCATCGTCCTTCGATGAAGTTGCCGCTTCGGTTTTTGCTGCCGCCTTGCCGGGCGGAAGAGGTTTGTCGGGGCGGTTGAGCTTGATCACATCAGCCGCGATGCTTTCGATTTCGTCGGTCGTGCGCGCAGTCGGCTTGCGCTGGGTCGTATAGGACACGGGCTTAGATGCCGCATTGCCGTCATCGTCCTCGGCAGCAATGCCGCAGGTCGCCATCAGGCTGTATCTCCGCGCGTAAGTAAGTGCTGAGCCGTAGCCCTGCGGGTCATTCTTACTCGCCGGGACGTGCAAAAGACCTCCGCTCAAAGTCTCGCCGCTCGTATGCACGAGCACCGTCTCTACAATGATGCCATTTTCACAAAGCTGCGTGCGTTGAATGATGGCAATGCCGTTTTTGTGAAGCGCAGGGCTAACTGCTTCTACACACTCTTCAAGTCCCGCATACTTGCTCTTGAAATGTGGGTTGGTGCTGGTTTTTAGCGCAGGGCCAAACTCCGCCTGTGCCTTGACAAATGCAGCGGCAATGGCTTTGCCTATGGGCTGCACTATGTTCGCTTGTTCTGTGTTCATGTGCTAATTGCGCCGGGGGGTTGCCGCCTCCCGGCGTCTTGGTTTTGTTCATGCGGGCGGCACCGCGTTGTTGCTTTGCCGTCCGAAAAGTTGATCCCAGCCGTAAACCGCCACCGCGAGCGCAGCCCATTCGTGGCTCTTGACGCCGTAAGTCGGCCCCGGCGACTTCTTAGTTCCTTGAGGCCCGAGGCGATCAATAAGCGCCTGCCGCACGTTCGCATCCTTCGCGCGCGGCGAATTGCACAGGTGCAGCTTGATGTCCTTGCGAAAAACCTTTTGCACCTTGCCGCCGTAAAATTCCGCGGACTGCATAAAGCGCCCGATCCACACGCACGTTTCAAAAACCGACGCGCCGACCGCCATGCCGTAGCTCGCAATCATCTCGCAATAAATGTGCTCGTGCGTCCAGAGGCCGTGATTGAGCAAATGCTCGTTCTCCCGCCACCCGTGCCCCACGATTTCTCGTCCGTCGAAAACAACCCACGCCGATTGGGTAGTGCCCGGATCAATGCCGACGACGCGCTCCCGACTCATCCCCGCACCTCCTTCGCCACCGCCTGCGTCCAACCGACTTGATCCCAAGCCGCGTCGAGCGCCGTGTTCGTGAGCCGATCTTTCGCCAGCTCCTTAAACATTTCGTCCACGCTGCCATCCTCCGGAAACCGCCCCGTGATCGTGTCCAGCCATTCTACGGCCCAAAGCAAAGCCGCCCGCGCCTCATCCCGCTCGCGTTCAAGCTCATCCATATAATCGGCTTGGCGAAATGTTATCGCCCTTTCCTCGTCGCGCTCGCGCTCTGCCGTGCTCCAACACAGTAACGCCTCGACGTGCAAATTGGCCAACTCACGCAGCGTGCTCGCCCCGCCGGCCAACACCAGCGCTT